GTACTCATATTCAAGTACCTTACTTTCAGCTACCTTAAGTGCTTCGTGCATATTGCACTTCTTAGCCCATGCATCACGAACGTAGAAAATGCCAGTACGTCTATCTCTACCCAGTGTAATTATGGCATTGTAATCTCCACGGCCTGTCACAGCAACGTCCCAAAACCCTAGATGTTCTAAAGGAATCATACGGCCTTTGTCGTCCAGTAAATCCTTCTCGTCATAGAACGTCATATATTCAGATTTGAAAATAGCGTCTTCATCACTGTAAGGTAAGTTAAGGTACTCTGAGTTAAATGCACGTGTACCTACGTTGCACTTCTCTTGAATTAACTTATAGTAAGGTAAACGGTCAGGCCATAGTACTTCTACGCCTTCGTCCATTATTTCTTGATTCTTGAAATAGAATGCTTCTGCATCATCCTTACGGTCAGGATTTTCTAAATCCCTATACATTTCCTCGTATTTCTCCCACATTTCTTGATGTGTTGGTGGAGAAACAATAGCCGAATATCTTTTACTCTTGAAATCGGCACGATTCATTACATAAGGAAGTAGGCCACTTCCGTGAACAAGTGTTCCCATGTAGATGAATGCCGTCTTATGGGGGTCGCCCAATGGATTTACAGTTTTTGTATACCATATCAAGTTCTTCTCTCGAAGTTCCGGTGTATTGGTAGATTTGTCAGATTCTAGGTCATCACAGATAATGAGGTCAGGACGCGAATTTAAGTGTCTAGCACCCCTTAACTGTTTCTGTGTACTCCCACTCATAACCATGATATTGTTCTGTGTAATGAACTTCTCAGCGTTGTCACGGATATTCTCCCTAACATTTGGACTCATAAGTTCGCCAAAATCGTTTCGCAGCTTTTCGTTCTCTTTTAATTGATTTGAAACATACTCAGTAAATTGTTTTGCCCCTGCTTCCGTTTCAGAAATGATAAGGATAAAATTTCTAAGATTGTAACAAATATTAAAAATTGGGAACATATTACTAAGGTACGTGGATTTAGCGTGGCCACGTGGCACTGACCATGCAATACGGTCAGTTACATTAACTAAGAATGAGTTAAGATAATCGGTAAGTTCACCGTGAAATGTTGGTGCATCAAATATTGAAATACCTTCAGGTATCAAATTGTTTTCATTTTCAGGGTTACGGTCATCACTGAAGTATTCGTACATGAATTCCAGCGTACTAGTCCAGCAGCGTGTAATACGTTCAATCTGTACACGTTCCTCTTTCATATCAAGTGCTTTCTGTAAGATGTCACGTGATAGCTGTGTACCTTCAGATGCACGTTGTTTTACTAAATCTACAAAGTAGTCAATTTCATTCATACGGGCTATATATTCGTCATATGTCTTGCCCTTAACCTTGCCTTTAACTTTCACTGAATTTCCCCCTTTACCTTTGATTCAGCTAATAATAGGTGCACAAGATTGTGCATTTAACAGGTTTTTGCACAACAAAAAAAGGTGCGAGGATTATCCCCACACCGTTTTTTCTTCCCATAATTTATAGTCCTCTTCTACAATCTTGTCGTAAAGGTCATCAAGTGTTAAGGCCTTGTGAAAAGCCCTACCACCTGTATTAACATTTATAAGATTGTAATAGGAAACCCAATCTTGACCGTGAACGCAAGACATTACGTACTTTTGTTCATGCTTAGTAAAAAAGATTGTCCCATGTATTAAGTCTTCTCTTTTAACTGCTATCATTTTAGTACTCCATATACTCAATTACAGCATTTTCAGGAACATACTTAAGTGGGCGTTCTTTCGAATCAACTAATACATTCATGTACTCAATGCCAGCGTCTTCACATTCCTTCTTCATAAAGCCGAAAACCTGTACTGTAGCTTCCACGTCTGCAAATGCACGGTGGGGATTAAGGTTCTCTACATTATATAGTTGGATAAGATTGCTAAGACTAGCATATTCTGTAGGTCGTAACATACGTGCCATTGAACGTGTACAAATGAACTGTTCAGGTAACAATACTTTAGAAAGGAAAGATAAGTCAAATGAAGCAAATTGTGCCACTACAATGTCATTACCGATGAAGTTCTTTAATACTTCAAGTGCCTGTTCTTGTGGCATTCCATTTACTAGGTCAGCTTCAACGATGCCTGTAATGTCTGTGATGATAGGAGGTAAAGCACGGCCTTCATCTAGTGCCACCATTAAGTGTAAGTTTCCTACTGGCTGCATATCCTTGTCTAAACGGCAAGCAGCGATTTCGATAACCTGTTCTTCAGTGTGTTTTAATCCTGTTGTTTCAAAGTCAAATACGATATACATAAGTAATTCCTCCAATTATTTTTTAATATATTTATTAGCGATATGCCAATCTGAACTATCATTAACTAAACTGTTTTCTTTGGCAAAATTAGCCCACTTGGAAAACACTGAGTGTAAATCCATAACGTTGGTTTTAATGAACCCCGTTCCTTTTATGCAGTTAGGTGAAAACCTTAAGTACTCTACAGGGCGGTTAGTTTCACCGAATACGAATATCGTAGTGATGTTACTGTGCTTTGCCTGTCTGATAGCCTTAATTAACTGGCCAGCATTTAAAGTATCTCTACTTGCCTTAAACTCAACTAACAGCGTATTGCCGTAAAGTTCGATGCTTCCATCGATGTCCCCTAACTGATTCTTACCCTCGAAACAATCTGCGTACATTGACAAGTCCCATTCACCATTCAAGAACCCTATGATGTTTCTAATGTGGGGTAGGAACACTTCAGTTTCTTGCACATATCCATTATCTTCTTCCACGGTTACTTTCCTTTTACCTCTCATTGCTTCCTCCTTGTGTTCGTTATAAGAAGGTAATTGCAATGGTGAGGTAATTTAGGACAAGGTAACGCAAAAAACCTTACCCCGTTGTGGAGTAAGGCAAGTTAACTTATTTATCTAATAGGTAATCATACCAGTCAGCTTCTAGCACTAGTTCTTCATCAGAAAGCTTTTCTAGTTCTTCTCTGCTTATTTCTACCTCTGTTAAATCCCATGCTGCTTTAATAATGAAATCTATTAACTGTTCTCTAGTCATCATTTTTCACGCACCCCCAAAACCATGACTTCATTGTTTGCAGTTACACCTAAGATGACAATGTAAGAACTGTCTTCTATAACTCTAAGATTCACGGTCGCATATTCTAGTGCGTCTTTATCAACAGCGTTCCACAGTGTTAAATCCTTCATGCCGTCACCTCTCCACTAAGAAGATTAAGTGCATCTGAGTAAGATAAAGTAAGGAACTGATATTCCTGTAAATGGTGGTCAAGGTTGCTAGGCTTAATATGAAACTGGCCTTCACCCACATTTCCTTTATGCTGCTTATCTGAGTAGCGTAATTTTCCGTCATATCGTAAGTCAGTTGCGGAAATAATGAAGATAACTATTCTGTCAGCGAATAACAGACCGTAGAACAAAGTGTCAAAGTGGTCAGTTTTTACTTGCTGAATATTACAGTCAAAAGAGTGCTGCTTCCATTCATCGAACGGGAACATACGCACAGACAGTCCTTCCTTCTCCACTACTTCCAGTACATTAAACGATTCAATAGTAGCACTGTGCTTCTTCTCTACACGTGAGAACTTCACTTCAACTCTAGTGCCGTCTACTAATAGGTCATGGTGAATATCTTCAGATACACCAGCATTGACCAGTCTTTGTACGATGATTTCAGCAACCCTACCGAATCGACGTGTATTCATTGAAAACAGATTGTCTCTAAATGTCTTTACATTCATTTCCTTTACCTCCTAGTTGTGATAAGAAGGTAATTGCAGTATGTACCGGAAAAAGGACAAAAGAAAAAGGCAGGGCATTTGCCCCACCTTAAAATAGACTCTCTATATAATAAACAACAGCAGCAGCGTTCGTTGCGAATATCAGCCACCACAGCAGCCGGAAAGAACGTGGAATTTTTGGCCACTTGTCTTTAATCTTAAATTCCTTTATGTACATCATGCCTATTACAGCAAGCAAGGAACATGCTATAATAAATGTCATACCGTTTCCCCCTAATAAAAAAGGCAGGGCATGTAGCCCCACCAATTATTTTATTGCAACATCTGTAAACTGTGCGTCTGCGATTGTATCAAATGATTCAGTGTTGACGATATTCAATGAACCACTAATTTTCTCAGGTGTACCAGCGTCAGCTAATGAAGTAGTGTAAGCCGTTGCGTACCCTTTAGAGTTAGGTGCAATGTCCTCTGACATCATTAAATCACTTGAACCTACGCTAAATCCGTTAATAGAAACGTTATCAGCCTGTACAGTAATTGAACGGTCTGATTTGTTTTCGATAAGGAACTTTACGCCCTCACTGTTTAACTCTTTATAGCTGATTGTAACCGTATCATTTTGCCATACTACAGTAGGTGCAGCTTCCTTTTTAGCAGGTTTAGCAGCAGCTTCTTCAGTATCAGCCGATGTATCAGTGTCATTACTTGTACTCTTTTCATCAGTAATTTTACTGTCAGTACTTGTATCAGCAGTATCATCCCCACCTGAACCACTAGCAGCAGCAACTACGATAATGAAAGCCGCAACCCAGAACCACCAGCGTTTGAAGATTGATTTCTTTTTCTTAGTTTCTTTAATTTCCTTTGTCATAATGAATGACCACCTTTTTATTAAGTTTATGTAAGTTAGTGTGCCTTACAGTTACTTATATTACAGTAAGTTAAAATATAAATCAATAGGGTTTAGGAAAAAAGTTTTAAAAAAAATCCCGCAAAAATTTTTTACGGGGAAAATGCTTATTTTCTTCTATACTCCCACCAATCACGAATCGTATCAAATAGCCAATACAGTAGGCCACCGATAAACAATAATGCACCTAGCCCTGCGAAGGGGTCTATAACAGTAATGTCAGAATCATCTTCAGGTGGTGCTTCTTCTTCTTCAGGTTCATCGTGATAATGGTACTCACCGTATTCAAGCCCGTACTTCTCACAGTTGGTATAGCACGTATGCCCTCCATCTTCATCAGTTCGCCCAGGGTGTGCGTATGTAGTATCAGTAGAATAAAAGCAACCCACCAGTAATAAAAATGTAATAGCAGCCTTTCTCAGTCCATTCATAAGTATCCCCCTTATATTAAGTTACTTACATTATACACAGTTTAGTTAAAGAAAGTACAGTTAGTTTAAGTTAAAGTACAGTAAGTTACTGTAAGAGTTTACCAGCAAAGACTTTCAAAAACTGGTGTGTATATGTTGAATGCAGCAGACACGGGGGTATATGGGGGGTGTGTCCCCCTGTGGTGGGCTTATTGGCTGTTTTTACCCTTATTTGTACGTGAGTCATGGACATATTACTATATATTAGGATATATTCATGCATTCATCTTGCTTTCATTCTCTTTCTTTATTTGCTTTCATTGTTGTTGATTCATTATCACATTATGATAGTGATATATGATAGTGCTTGATGCCTTGATACTACTGGTGTGAGTATGTACTATCATCACTCTTGGTATGTGATAGTGTGGTGTGTATGGGTACATGGTACTACTGTATGTGTATGTGTGTATGTGTGGTGCTGGTGTGGGTGGGTGCACTGTGCCTTACTATGTAGTACTGTACTATACTGCATGGGTATATATAGTAGGGGTATATACAAGGGGGTATTATATGGGGGTGTATGTGGGGGTACTATATAGGGGGTTATATACAGGGGCTATATAAGGGGGTCATATAAGGCCTTCTATAGTAGGGGAATAGTAAGACAAGGGGTGTACAGGAAAGGCCGTTACAGGCCAATTTAAAAGGCTTGTTTTCAGGGGGCGTATTTGTAAAAAAAGTTTTTTAAAGGCCGGTGTCTAAAACAAGCAAGCAAGCCACAAAAGCACAAGATTTCACACTTTAAAAAATCCGTATTTCCTAGTTTCTTCTATATAACTGTTTGCTAAAAATTAACTTGTGCATTTACTGTTATTACAGCTAAAAATGTGCATAAAAAAAGCCCCTTACTTAATTAAAAGTAAAGGACTGTT